ACAGAATAATCATTTTCATTAGGCTGTTGATCTTGACTAATAATAGTTAAGGTTACTTCATTTGTTCCTATTAACTTAACTGTGGCAATACTATTTAACTCTTCGGGGCCATTAACCTCGTCGCCTGTTAAACGAATTGTATCTCCAACATTCCAATTGGGTAGCGTAGTTAAGTTGGATATTAATAAATCATCCCCTACAACAATTGCTTTATTGCCTTGAGATGCAACACCTGCGGAAGATTGTTGGTAAAAGTTTATTTTTTTATTAATTTCTACAATTCCTGGAATTAATGATTTTTCTAATAATAATGTTGGCGCTTTTAACGGCGCTCGTTTAGCGACCTTAATATCGTCTTCAGTAAAAGTTCTATTGCCTTGAGTAACGTTACCATTAGAGTCTTTTTTATCAAATACTACTATTGTTTGTGTTTGGAATATACCAGGTGTATTAGGATATACTGTGTTAGAAAACTTTTTAAATTTAGCAATATTTATTTTTCTAGGAGGATTAAGATTATCCGTCCAAAATAGCATGTCATCTATAGTGTTTACGCCAGTAATTAAATTACTTTTAGAAAAATTTAACACAGAGTCCTTGCTATACACAAAGTCTAAACTAATTTTGCCATAAGATTGGCCGTTGTATTCAATATTCTTAAACACATATTTATCCTGCTCTTTTCTCAGTGTAGAACCTTTTGGAATGGATAATTTAATATAAGGATCAGAGCAAGTTAGATCAAGATTATTATTTATTAATATTTCATCCTCATTATTCAATGGAGTACTTCCACAAAGCTCTTTTAGATCGGTTGTTAAAACATTATCTAATACTAGTTCGTTATTACTATTAGCTTCAATATTTATCGATACTAATGTTTTAGATAACGTAATTTTTTTATCAATAAGTATAGGTAATATTGTGCCTTGCTTTTGGTCAAATTCATATATACCATCAATATTGTCTGCGGCAACAAACCAATAAATCTTATCTTTTAAAGTATATGGAATTTTACCAATAGTTTTTCCATTTTCTAAACCAAGATTAGACAGTTTCTTATTTCCTAAAATGTTTTCAACTGCCCCAACATCTGATCCTTCAGATGAAGCAACCTGTATATTTAGAGCATCTCTATATTCACCATTTGGAAGTAGTCTTTCATCAAAGTCTTTATTCATCCTTCCGGACTGAAAAGTATGCTTTAATTCTGCCATGTATTAGTGTTTAAGTTGTTTAGATTTGATACGCATTGTTTGTATTATGTCAGCTGGACTAATCTTAGCTAACCTTAGCTTAGCATTGCGCATTGATGCTCTTTTTTCTTTTTTTAATCTATTTATTTGATATTCAGGAAGATTGGATTTTGCAGATGCAATACCCAATGCAATACTTTTATACATTGCTTCCTCAGCAAATTTGTGCACTTTCATTTCGTCTTCTGAATATAGGCCGTCTGATAAATATTTAATAACAATTAATTTATCTGTAAGATCACTAGTAAATCCTATAGTTCCTAAGTTTGAATTAATAGTAAAAAATCCGTTTTTAGTTGCATACTCTGGATTAATACCAAATCTTTTGCCATAGTCAACATTATACCCGTACCCTTCTTCTAAAAAATTTATATTTGTATCCTGCCCTGAAATATCATTGCGTGTAGCGCCCTTAAATCTTGATCTTGTTAAAGATTCTTCTGCTGTTAATAGATTGCCATTGTCATCATATAAATAATTATAGTCTTCATCTTGTAATATTGAGGTAGGCTCTAAGCTTATTGTGCTTTCTTTTAATGGGTGTTGTAAACCAGAAGCATCAATCCAAACTAGCTCTACATAGTTTATAAAATCATGTGGTAAAGGCAATGACAATGAAGGAGGAATTTCAACTTCTTGTGTTTTAATAACACCAAGAGTATCATAATTCATTTCTTGAATAGCACGCTGAGCATGAAAAGCAACTTCAGCCCTTTTAGTGCTTTTAATTATTTTATCGTCGCCTACATTTGCAACAATAAAGTTATTTATAATATCAGTAACTGTAATAAACTGATAATTACCTTTTTGTACACTATTATAGTATTCATAAGGAGATGATGTTGCTAAAGCCATTTATTATGATTTTTCTTGTGTTATTTTTTTATTTTCCTTAGCTTCTGCGGCTTGATAGACATCTGGACTTTTTATTGCAATGCCAGCATAGGTTAATATTTTATTTACTAAATTAACTTCTTCTGAATCATGTAGTTCACAATTTTGATGATCTGTAGCTGTTGAGTTGTATAAGGGAGTGCCGTTAACTTCAACATAAGTCCAGTTAATAGGCTCAGGCTTTTTAATATAAGAGCAAGAAACACTATCTACAATGCTTTCCGGATATACTTTTATAGTATTTCCACTTCTTAAAAATATAGGAAATAAAGTTGTTGGAGTTGTAAGAGGGGAATTTACAATATATATTAATTCATTTTTTTGCGTAGCTTCAATTTCTGTAAACTCGTTATAAGTAACAGTGCTTAATCTGTATAGATCACTAGGCAAATCAAAATCAATTGAATAAGTTAAAGAATAATCAGAGACTCTGAAGATGTCAATCTTTTCTTTAATATTTTTAATGATATTAGCATATTCATTATTTATTTCACCAGCTCTATTAAACTGGCTTAAATCATAGAAATATTGTTCAAATATATCTAGCTGAGCTTGATTAGCTAAAAGATTAAATTCTTGTGGCGTCATATAGCCTCTATTCTCTTTATTAAGAATAGCTAATACTCTTTGATAAATTGTATCTATACTAATCATATTTTTATTATTTATAGTAATATGGCCACCTAAAAGATGGCCATACCACTATAGATGATTACTTAAGTTTATTTTGTATTGCTTTGTAAACTTCTGTTCCTTCATCAGTCTTTAAATATGCAGCAAATGCTGAATATGGATTTTCTTCAAAAGGTACATTCATTAATTTTCTATTATTACTTGTCCAATGAAAAGATCTTTGATCCCCAGAAAGTTGTACAATACTAGCCTCTACAGCTTTAATACCAACATTTCTTAGTTGAACGTTATCGTCTTCTACTAGATCAATAAACAATTCAGGATCTTTTTTAGCAAACAATAATAAATCTCTTCTTATTTCTGAAGATGTCATTTTTGATACAGCAGAGCCCTGCTCTACTCTTAGTACAGCCTCAGCGTGATCTACGTCTAAGTCTTTAGCTAGATTCAAAGCTGTGATTTCCATTTCAATGTCATACAAATCGTCTTTTGCGTCTGCTACAACATCTAGTTCTTTATAAGTTAAATTTCTTTGAGGATGATACAAAGAAAGTAATTTTTGTAAAGCAATATCTGAACGAGGCACAAACAATGCTCCATTTTTAAATACAATATGCTTTAAAGTTGAAAATCCATCTTGCTCGTCTCTAAATGGTGATTTTTGATTAGAAGCATATCTTAATTCTCTAGCGAACCCTTTTTCTTCGTCAAACCACATAAGAGGATTTCTACTGTGATGTTTAGATGCTAATGTTAATGTAATTGGAGACTTATCGCCCATTAAAATATAAGTCCTATCTTTAACTAGCCAGTCGTTTCCAATATTTTTTATTTTTTCTTTGCCTGGTTTAGCATAAGTAGCTTCTGTATTGGCGTTTTCAATTATTTCTTGATCTTGAATAACGCTATCTTGTGTTTGTTTTTTTGCCATGATATATAATATGATATAATTAATAAAAAGTAAAGGCAGGGACGCCCGCAGACGCCCCGTTCTTTACATTAGTGATTATGCACCTTGAGTAACAGACTTGAATAAAGTAAAGTTGTTAGCGCCTTGTACACACAAACATCTTTCTGATAAGAAGTTAACGTTCATCTCATCAACATCAGAAGTGTAAACTCCACCTACAGATCCAGTGATCCAAGATTTCATTTTACGATCATCAGCTTCAGAAGCACGATAACGTACGTGTAAGAAAGGACGTTTGATGTTTTTACCTAATTGTTGATCGTATACTGTTGAAGTACCAGCAGGTACAAGAATACCATCAATATCTTCAGTAAGCCCACGTGTAGCAGCATCATTCAAATATTTCCAGTCAGTTTTGTAGAAGTCATAAGAACCTCTGCGGAAACCACTAAATCCTAAGTTAAGAGCCATATCCTCACTGTTGTTGAATACTCCAAAAGAAGATCCACCATTATAGTGAGCATTTACAGCACCTAGCATATCATCAAAAGCAAGAGCAGTATCGCGATTTAAGAAAAGCATGTTTTCCTCAATAGCTCCTTGTTTGTCAAGATTCTTAAGAATTTCATCAAAATCTTGCAATGCAGTACGATTGGCTCCAGCATTAGATAGAGATGCTTCACCTGAATTAAAGTTTTGATAAATATTTCCGCGGCTTTCAACAGCAGCAAAAAGACCTTCAGTGCCTTTGTAACCAGCACTTAACGCACCTGATCCAGCACCAGCAAGTTCTCCTTCAACCATAGAAGTTTCAAGATAATCTTCAAAACGTAAACGAGTTTCGTGTTCAGATTTCAAATACCATAAATATCCAGAAGCTCCATTTTCAGTTGTCACTTCAACCCACCCAATTTGAGCGGCATCAGAACCTGAAATTGAATATTTGTCTTTAATGATAATAGGAGAGTTGCTAAATTGTTGAAAACCAGCATCTACTGATCCTTGCATTCCAGCAGTTCCTTTTCCAAATTCAGAACCATATACAAATACTTTTACAGTACCATCAACAATTCCAACATCGGTAAGATGTGCTCCACCATAAGGTGCTACAGTAAATGTATCAGCAGTAATAACAGTTACAACCGCTTTAACAGTAACAAGACCAGCAGCGATTGCTACAGTTTGTCCTAAACGTACAGCGTGTCCAGCCTTAGTAACAACGCTTGTTGCTGCAACAGCAGTAGCATCATCATAGGAAATGTGTAGTCTTCCTTGTTCTGACCAAATAATTTGATCTGAAGCAGAAGGAATTTCAGCTCTAACCATGCGCAAGAAAGAAGCTACGGAGCGATTTCCGTATCTTTCAACTTCCTTTTCGTATACATCGGGTAAAAATTGTTGTGCGAATGTTCCGCCGCCTGATCCGCTATCAAATGTAAGATAGTTACCGGCAAATAGTGTTTTGGTAGGTGAAGGTGTTAACCCAGCAGGAAACGACCCACCTGTTGAAAATAATCCCATTTTAGTTTGTTTTTGTTATTGTTTAATTTTTATTCTAAGTTTTGAACTATCTTCACCACTTACAGCTCTGATTTTAAAGCCAGAATTTGTAGTAACCTCCTCGTGGGTGCCTCTAGGATTCATATCAATGTTCTTAGATTTTGCCATTTGAGATTTTACAGCATCTGCACGACCTTGTTCGTAGAAATGATTCGCAATAGAATCAGCATTCATAGCTGTAAATAATGCTTTATGATAACCTTGTGCATCTGTTATTTCATTATTACTGTCAACAAATTTGCTAACTAATGAATTAATATCTGCTTGTGTTTTCTTAACATCATTTACATCTTTTACATTAAACCTATATTTTTGATCCCCTACTTTATATTCAAAACCTTTGAAATTTTCGGTAAACAATTCATTTGTTTTCTCTTCAAATACAGATCTTTGTTTTTTTGCTGTTTTTTGTGCTTCAGATTGTTCTTCTTTATAACTATTGTAAAACTCAACCGCTTCTTTTTGTTCTGGAGTTAACTTTGAGCTTAACTTAAGATCATCGTAATATTTACTCTTTAAACTAGTTAGATTTGATTTTGCTTCAGCAATACTTTCTTTTAATAATAATTTTTTACGTTTAATATCTCTTTCTTCATCAATATCTTCGTCAAAAGAAAAAGAGTCTTCAATTAAAAAATTAATTTCACTTTCATCCAAGTGCGGTTTACTTTTTCTATAGTGCTCACGAAGAATTTCCATATCTTCCATTGCACTATAATCTTTATTTATATTTACATAATCCTCAACAGAGCCACCCGTTTCTTCCATAAAGCTAATCAGCTTATCTATATTTTCTGGAAGCTCTCTAACATCTTGATTATTATTTACACTTTCTGACTCTTCTTTAAGCCTATTAGGAATATCTTTTATTTTTTCAGCTAAAGTAGTTTCTTTTACTTCTGTGCTTTCATCTTGAATGAGCTCGAGTGTTTGGGCATCATCTTCAGCGGCCCGTACTTCTTCGTCCACTTTCTCGCTATCTGCGGCTCGTTCGCCCACATCCATGCTTGTTGTTTCTTGCTCTTGAATGGCATTTTCTTCTGTTTTAAGTGGTTGCCTTAAATCTACTTTAATAGTACCGTCATCAGCAATTGATAAATTATTATTTTCTTGATTTACTTTGGTTTCAACTGTTTGACTAGTTGTTTCAGTTGTTTGTTCTAGTGTAGTCTCTTCTGCTACTTGCGCTTCTTCAGCCATGATAAAATATTATAAAATTAATAAAAATGATAATTGTTAATTATCGGGGTTCAAACATTTCTAGGTTAAATCCGCTGCCCATTGTATCATTTCCAGCAGATTCAAATTCTTGCTCTCCTTTACGGTCTTTCCTTTGCTCAATCAATTTTGATTGTTGCGTAGCTTGTATTTTTGTTCTTTCGTCTTTACGATCTTCTTTATATTTTTCTTTGTCCGTAATCATGGAGCGTTCCATATCTTTCAAGGACATGTTAAGGTCAAATTCAAACTTCATTAATTCTTTTTTCAATTCTTTCTCTTGCGTCATTTTTTGTAATGCTAATTCAGATTCCATTTGAATTAATTCTACTTTTTGTTGCGTTAAAGCTTGATTTTTTTGAATTTCCATTTGAGCAGCTACTTGGGTATTTTGTGAATTAGCATCTGCTTGCGCTTGGATGTTAGCTTGTTGAGATTTTTGATCCTGGTCTAGTTTTTTACGTCTTCTAATTTTTAATAATTGATTAGCTAATTTGATATTTTTAATTTCTCTAACATCAATTGCATCCTCAAGATAAATTTGATCTTTAGCTAGTGCCTGTTGGATATTGTTTTCAAGCATTTGTTTTTCTTCTTCATCAGGAGAAAGCTCAATATAAATACCAAAATCGTGTAGGTGCATATTCTTAATATCCTCTAAAGTACCAACATTAAATCTTCCTATTGTAGATATGAAGGCGTCTCTTGTAGGTGAAAACTCTAATATATCAGAAACTCTTAGGCTAATAGCTTCCGCTGATTTAGCAGTAAGATATAGACTAGATTGCAATATATGTCTAGTAGCTGTATTTGAATTTGCTGCTGCTAATTTTTGTACGCCAACTAAAGCATTTTTGTCAGGCATTGATCCGTCTCTAGCTTCATTAAGGCCGGTAACATCACGAATCATTTGTAAATAATAATTGTATGTATTTATTAATGAGCCTATTTTATTATTGCCGCCATTAGAAGTTAACTCTTGAATTGGCACTTTACCAGGATTCATATCACCATCCTGGGTTAATGATCTACCAATTACAGAACCTGTTTGAAAGAACATATTTAATGCTTCTTGCGGGTTATAATTAGTTCCATTACCTAAATCAATTTCAGCTAACCCATCCGCGTCCAAATAAACTCCATCAGGTATCATTCTAGACAATACTTGTTGTAATTTTAAATGCGTTAGTTGGATCATATCTGCAAAGCCTGTAATACGGCTTACTAATGACTCAATCCTACCTTTGTATATTCTCGGAGCAACAACATGGTAATTTAACATTACTTTTGTTGTATCACTTTTAGGACGAATCATATTTTTAGCAAGTTCCCATTTAAGCATTTTTTGAGTGCCTAAAATAAG